AGACGCGGCAGCGGCGCCGGGATTACCAAAGGTTGCCATAGCACCAGCGGGTGTTGACGCGTCGTATTGACCCGCCAGTAGCGGGTTGATTCCGGCTCGTCGCATATCTGCCATGCGGCGGGATACAGCGGTGTTAGACATGCGCTCCTGAAAGCGCATCTGTTCGCGCGCATTGGCAAGGTTAGCTCTATTTGTAGCGTTTTGTCCTGCAAAGCCGAGTACTCCTCCGAGCATACCGCTAGCTACGCCGAGTGCTGTGCCGAAGCTCATAGTCGATCAATGTTGCCAGGCACTCCATAGGTGGGCAGTGGTCGAGCCGCTTTGATTTTGTGATAGAAGTCCGCGATAAATTGCGGTTCTGACGGAATGGCTATTACATCATCTAGCTGCGTTTCGAGATTTGCCTGAATAAATGTATCTCCGAGGGCTGGCAACGACGCAAATTCTTCGGTGACTGTCCACGACTTCAACGTTCCTGAGGCGGCCGGCCTAAAAAGACCTGTTATCTTAGAATTGAGGAACCGGAATTCCTCATAACGGGGAATATAGCCGAATACGTCTTCGTCAGCAGATGTTCCCTGCGCATAGATTTCCTTGTTGAGAATGGCTTGTTCGCCGATGCCGGTTAAAGTGGGATACATCATCTCGTACCGTGTTTGCTTCGTCCAATAACGATCGATCCCCTGGGAATAAGTGATATCACCGTGGCCGTTTGCCAAAGCAATAATTACGCCGTGTTCTACAAAAGATTTGGTAAAACCGTGTGTTCCCTGGCTCGTTCCGATGCCGGCCATCTGCCCTAGCGTGTCATCCGATGCCGGAGTCGGTTGCGCTGAAGTTTGGGCGAGCGGTGATACGTTGACAGGAGAAGTTCCGCCGCCGAGATATTCCGGACGTTGAAGTCTGAAATCCGGAGAGGTTACGCCCCAGTGGGCTTTTAATGTTTCTACATACCTGGTACCGCTTCTTGCGTCTCTTTCTAACAAACGTTGTGTTTGAAACGCGAGACGAAGATCGTTAATTGTTGCATTCGTTGCAGATGTTAAATCCGTATATAAACTGTCTCCAGTTCCTGACGCTGTATCCCAGCTAACGTGAGTGTTGGTCAAGTCAAGTATACGGTTGTCGCCTGTAGTGTCATTAGCAATAGAAAGCAAAGTACTTTCTGCTCCGATCCCTACAACGGGCGCTGTTGTACCCAGCGGAATGCTAACCGCTGTGCCCTTCTGAGGGAACGGAAGGGCGCCGGTGAAATAATCGAAACGCTTGCCGCGTTTATATGGCGTGGAACGGGCTACTCCTGCCGAAGTGCCGTTACTGATGTTATCTGGCCCATCATCCGTGTTTTCCGGCCATGAATCCTGAAGGTTCTCGTCGCGATACCAATCATTAAAAATTTTTGTATACGCCCTCCACGGAAGGGCGCTAACTTCGAAATCGTCTGGAGTAAGATCGATCGGTAAACCGAAATAATCCCAAAGCGTTGCTGTTCCGCTCGTGGCTGTATCTGCTCTGGTAACAATGGGGATTGTAAAATCGATAGAATCTCCTGGATCGTCTTGGGCACCCATAAATTTCTCGAAATTGTCCCAAAGTATTCTATACGGTACAAAGAAATAATGTAGCGTAACCTCGACGTTATCCAGTAAGGGATGTTTTGTCGCTGTAGGGGTAAGTCGTATGAAATGGCTGGTCGACACGTTCCATGTGTCGCCAGGTATAACGTCCCATACACCTATGGGGACTAGATAATCGGCATCGAATGTCGTCTTGATACCATGACTAAGATTGAAAGAAGACCGCGGTATATCCGCTTGGGGTACCTGGTCGAATTGGTTTGTCATCACGGAGCGCATTAGGCGGTCCCTCCTGCTGAAATTTTGCTGTTTAGATTAGCGACTTTTTGTTTGTCGACGGTTTGGGATTTTGCCAGTGCCTTTAATCCTGTAATGATACTGGTTTGGTTTTCCGGCAATAGTTCGCCTTTGTCATCGTCGTATTGTCCGATGCGGATTAGTGTGTAATGTTCCGGATGTGCTGCTATAGGTGTTTCTTTGTTTTGTGTCCAATCAATAAAAGTACGTTCTGCTTCTGAATCGCTGTGTTGTAGGAAAGGCTGGAGGTGTACGCCAGCGGCTTGGTCGAATACGCAATACATTACTTTTTTCATTTTTGGTTCTCCGTTTGGTTAAGGCTTTCGTAGTAGAGACGAAAGATTTCGTCTTTTGCTTTTTTTGACGTTAACGTCTTTCCGTGTTTTACATCTCTTATCTGTGTTTCGTATTTCCAGGACAACATAGGGTACTCATGAATGCACGTCAATTCTACATCTGAGCTAGGACTGACTTTATACATAAGTACATAATTTTCTGCTATTTGTTCTGTGTTCATAGTTCTCTCCGTTTTAGTGCTTGTTTTGCCTGGGCTACTTTGTATTTTTGTTCCAGGCGGTGTGGTGTGAAATCGTCTGCGTGTTCTTGAATGAATTTTCTGCGGTTTGTTTTAACCATGTCGTGTATATCTGGATGTTCTTGTTCCAATAACTTGTCGTAATATCGTGGTACGGACGGTACGATTCCGTACCCGGGGATCGGTGTTTCGTCTGACGGGTATACGTCGTTTTTGAATTTTTCATACCACTCCTTTCCAATAGCTGGTTTAAGGGACATTGTTGAATATTCTGGCTGTAGCCAGGTAGCGACTCCGTATTCGTCGCAGCGTAGGTAATGGTCTCTTGCTTTTTTTCCTGTAATTTTCTTTTGGACATATCCAGCTGTGTAAGCTGCATTGTCATATGTGAGAGGCGCGCTTGTACTGAATCCATACGGCCAGAGTTTTCCAAGAGTCGCGCTCGTATACACTCGTATGCCTTCTTTCTCGTAGTAGAGGCGTTCATCGTCGAAACTGACATTGAACAGACATAGGTGATAGTGCGGGCGTCCGTTTTCGTCTCCGTATTCACCGCATTGGTAATAGCTGATTTTCCTGTCGGAGTAATGTTTTCGTAGCCGTTTGATGAATCGCTGGACGTCCGCTTTGTTGAGGCTTTGCTTGTGTGGCTCGTCGGGGAGGTAATGGCCTCTGTTGTACTGTTCGGGGGTGCATTCGTCTGGACTCCTGTAAGTGATAGTAACGAAGGAATTACCGTTCTCAGGGTCGGACAGGGTGGAATGGTGGACGATTCGTGCTGCCCACATTCTAGTACGATCCAAGCGACAGCCAAGACACTGACCACAGGCCACTTCCAGTGTTTGCGGAGGAGCGTTAGTAGGCCTTTTAAAGATGAGGCCTCCGGTTTCGGGGTCTTTGTATCCACTCAGCGGCTTATAGCAGGGCATCTACAGGCGATATCCGCCGCGTGGATTTGTTGGCGCAATATTGCGCTTGTTGGTTTTCATCGCAGTCGCCGTAAATAGGCGCTTGCTCTTTTTCATGTTCATTTTACGTCGCATCTTTGGTTTGCTCCTCGTAGGCGAAAGAACAAAGCTCTGCCATGTTCCTCGCGTTTTGTGACAGCACCTTAGGGGTGCTGTTGAGATTGACAAAAGATGACTGGCCATCGACTCCACATTGGAGCGAGGTGACTGAACAGCCAGTCATTAGGAGGGCAACGGAGATTGCCAGAAGGGGTTTGAATTTTGTCATGGTTTGTTTTTTAGCACGTTGTGCTGTTTTTTGCTAGGTGTTTTTTAGCTCGAAGGGGGTAATTCGTCGTTTAATCGTCGTTTTGCCCTATTTCTCGCTTTTTGGTGTCACCTAGCCAGTTAGTGGTCTAGTAGATACTAACTGTGTGCGATCAGAGATCGCTATTTATTAAAAAGCCCGCACAAGGCGGGCTTAATGGTTTGGCAAAAGGGGGGTTTTGCCTTGTCAGAATGCCTAAGAGGCTATTCTGTAGGTGTTTCCGGTTCTTTGGATACCGGGGTAGGGTTTTCCGCCTTCGGCTCTGGTCGATCATCTGGGGGCGTTTTACCGGACACATCTATATTTTGACGTCCGGGTTTAGCCAGATGCGGAAGTTTCTCCGCCAATTTGTCGTTATTGGCGGGATCGTTGACAAATTCAAAGAATTTGCCTGGAGAGTTTTGGAACTCATTGCGAACCTCTGAAGGGAGTTCGCTGAATACCTGGCGCCCTCGCGCCAGTGTGTTTTGCGTCTCTTCCCAATCGACGCCTGAAAAGTCTGCATAGACTGTTTCATATTTTTGAAGATGGGACATCGTCCCTGTTTTTTGTGCTCGTTGTAGCAGTTTGTTTATATCGGCATCATCTTTGAATGCCTGTTTTGTACGCCCATCGTCGTAGACTTTGGGCGGGATTGGATGCCTCATGCTCATTTAGAAATCCTCGTTGTAATATCTGTTAAATGTTTCAGGGTTCCAGGTATCTAGTACGTCTAAAAGACGCATAATAATATTGTCCCTAGTACTTTTTGCGGTTCCTCCATAAGAGTCGGCCGTCTCTCTTAGACTCTTGATAGCGCCCTCAATTGTAATAACGCCATCTTGAATGGCTTGGACTACTACTGCGCCGAAAGTATTGAAATCGTCTCTAAACTGTTCGGCCATGCTTGACCAGTCGTAATCTTGTAACGTTTGCGATACATCGGCCACTATCGAAGTTATTTTCTCTTTATTTTCGGTGAGCTCTCTTTGAATTTCCAAAAGCTCTCTTTGTTTTCCGCCTGTCGCTATTGTATTTGCGGTTGTGCCCATTTGAGAAAATCCAGACGCGGCAGCGGCGCCGGGATTACCAAAGGTTGCCATAGCACCAGCGGGTGTTGACGCGTCGTATTGACCCGCCAATAGCGGATTGATTCCGGCTCGTCGCATATCTGCCATGCGACGGGATACAGCCGTGTTAGACATGCGCTCCTGAAAGCGCATTTGTTCGCGGGCATTGGCAAGGTTAGCTCGATTTGTTGCGTTCTGTCCTGCAAAGCCTAGTACTCCTCCGAGCATACCGCTAGCGACGCCGAGTGCAGTTCCGATACTCATAGTCGGTCAATGTTGCCAGGAACACCGTATGTGGGCAGTGGTCGAGCCGCTTTGATTTTGTGGTAGAAGTCCGCGATAAATTGCGGTTCTGACGGAATGGCTATTACATCATCAAGCTGGGCTTCCAAGTTAGCTTGAATAAAGGTATCGCCCAAAGTCGGTAACGATGCAAACTCCTCTGTTAACGTCCAAGACTTCAACGTTCCTGTCGCAGCAGGCCTGAAAAGCCCTGTTACTTTCGAATTAAGAAAACGAAATTCTTCGTAACGTGGGATATACCCGAAAACATCTTCGTCAGCGGTGGTTCCCTGCGCATAAATTTCTTTGTTGAGAATGGCTTGTTCGCCAATTCCGGTTAACGTTGGATACATCATCTCGTATCGGGTTTGCTTAGTCCAATAACGGTCGATACCCTGAGAATATGTAATATCTCCATGGGCGTTTGCTAAGGCTATGATTACGCCGTGCTCGACAAAAGATTTGGTAAAGCCGTGTGTTCCCTGACTTGTACCTATACCGGCCATCTGGCCGAGAGTGTCATCCGCTGCTGGTGTTGGCTGCGCTGATGTCTGCGCAAGCGGTGAAACGTTGACCGGGGATGATCCTCCCCCTAAATATTCCGCGCGCTGGAGGCGGAAATCGGGACTTGTAACGCCCCAGTGGGCCTTGAGTGTCTCCACATACCTGGTCCCGCTCCTTGCGTCTCTTTCTAACAAACGTTGTGTTTGAAACGCGAGACGAAGATCGTTAATTGTTGCGTTTGTTGCAGATGTTAAATCCGTATACAAACTGTCGCCAGTTCCTGACGCTGTATCCCAGCTAACATGAGTATTCGTCAAATCCAGAATACGGTTGTCACCTGTGGTGTCATTCGCTATAGAAAGCAAAGTACTTTCCGCTCCAATTCCGACCACCGGGGCCGAGGTACCTAGCGGGATAGAAACTGCTGTGCCCTTCTGTGGGAACGGAAGCGCACCGGTAAAGTAGTCAAAACGTTTGCCGCGTTTTAACGGGAACGCCTGAACGTTCCCGGATCCGCTTGGGGTAGCTGTCAACGTATCTGGCCCGTCTCCCATGTCGATCTGTTGACTGTCTTGTAAGTTTTCGTCCCTGTACCAATCGTCAAAAATCTTAGAGTAGGCTCTGAACGGAAGGGCTGTTACTTCAAAATCGTCTGGCACGATATCAATCGGTAAACCGAAATAATCCCACAAACTGTACTCGCCACTTCCTGCGAGATCTGATCTGCTAACGATCGGGATAGTGAAGTCTATAGAATCGCCTGGATCATCCTGTGCGCCCATAAACTTTTCAAAGTTTTCCCAAAGTAACCTATAAGGTACGTAAAAATAATGCAGTGTTACGGAAACATTATCGAGAAGAGGATGCTTAGTTGCCGTTGGCGTAAGCCTGATAAAATGACTGGTCGACACGTTCCATGTGTCGCCAGGTATAACGTCCCATACACCGATCGGGACTAGATAATCGGCATCGAATGTCGTCTTGATACCATGACTGAGATTGAACGAAGACCGCGGTATATCCGCTTGGGGTACCTGGTCGAATTGGTTGGTCATCACGGAGCGCATTAGGCGGTTCCTCCTGCTGAAATTTTGCTGTTTAGGTTAGCGACTTTTTGCTTGTCGACGGTTCGGGATTTTGCCAGTGCCTTTAGTCCTGTAATGATACTGGTTTGGTTTTCCGGTAAAAGTTCGCCTTCGTAATCGTCGTATTGTCCGATGCGTATTAGTGTGTAGTGTTCTGGATGAGCGGCGATGGGTGTTTCCTTGTTCTGTGTCCAGTCAATGAAGGTACGTTCTGCTTCTGAATCGCTGTGTTGGAGGAAAGGCTGCAGGTGTACACCAGCTGCTTGATCAAATACGCAATACATTACTTTTTTCATTTTTGGTTCTCCGTTTGGTTGAGGGCTTTCCAGTAGAGACGAAAGATTTCGTCTTTTGATTTTTCTGAAGTTAGCGTTTTTCCGTGTTTTACATCTCTTATCTGTGTTTCATATTTCCACGACAACATCGGATATTCGTGGATGCAAGTCAATTCTACGTCTGATGTCGGACTGACTTTGTACATGAGGACGTAATTTTCTGCTATTTGTTCCGCGTTCATAGTTCTCTCCGTTTTAGTGCTTGTTTTGCCTGGGCTACTTTGTATTTTTGTTCCAGGCGGTGTGGTGTGAAGTCGTCCGCGTGTTCTTGAATGAATTTTCTGCGGTTTGTTTTAACCAGTTCGTATATATCTGGATCTTGTCTCTCGAGGATCTTGTCATAGTATCGAGGGACGGTCGGAATGATCCCGTATCCGGGGATCGGTGTTTCGTCTGACGGGTATACGTCGTTTTTGTATTTTTCATACCACTCCTTTCCAATAGCTGGTTTAAGCGACATTGTTGAATATTCTGGCTGTAGCCAAGTTGCGACTCCGTATTCGTCGCAGCGTAGGTAGTGATCTTGGGCTTTTTTTCCGGTGATTTTCTTTTGAACGTACCCGGCTGTGTAAGCTGCATTGTCATATGTGAGAGGCGCGCTTGTACTGAATCCATACGGCCAGAGTTTTTCGAGAGTCGCGCTCGTATACACTCGTATGCCTTCTTTCTCGTAATAGAGGCGTTCGTCGTCAAAGCTGACATTGAACAGACATAGGTGATAGTGCGGGCGTCCGTTTTCGTCTCCATATTCACCGCATTGGTAATAGCTGATTTTCCTGTCGGAGTAACGTTTTCGTAGCCGTTTGATGAATCGCTGGACGTCCGCTTTGTTGAGGCTTTGCTTGTGTGGTTCGTCGGGTAGGAAGTGACCTCGGTTGTACTGTTCGGGGGTGCATTCGTCTGGACTCCTGTAAGTGAGAGTAACGAAGGAATTACCGTTTTCAGGGTCGGACAGGGTGGAATGGTGGATGATTCGTGCGCTCCACATTCTAGTACGATCCAAGCGACAGCCAAGACACTGAGAACAGGCCACTTCCAGTGTTTGCGGAGGAGCGTTAGTAGGCCTTTTAAAAATGAGGCCTCCTGTTTCGGGGTCTTTGTATCCACTCAGCGGTTTATAGCAGGGCACTAAAGCCTGTATCCGCCGCGTGGGTTTGTTGGCGCAATGTTGCGCTTGTTGGTTTTCATCGCAGTCGCCGTAAATAGGCGCTTGCTCTTCTTCATGTTCATTTTACGTCGCATCTTTGGTTTGCTCCTCGTAGGCGAAAGAACAGAGCTCTGCCATGTTCCTCGCGTTTTGTGACAGCACCTTAGGGGTGCTGTTTAGATTGACAAAAGATGACTGACCATCCACTCCACATTGGAGTGAGGTGACTGAGCAGCCAGTCATTAGGAGGGCAACGGAGATTGCCAGAAGGGGTTTGATTTTCGTCATGGTTTGTTTTTTAGCACGTTGTGCTGTTTTTTGCTAGGTGTTTTTTAGCTCGAAGGGGGTAATTCGTCGTTTAATCGTCGTTTTGCCCTGTTTCTCGCTTTTTGGTGTCACCTAGCCAGTTAGTGGTCTAGTAGATACTAACTGTGTGCGATCAAAGATCGCTTTTATGAGAAAGGCCCCACTAGGGGGCCTTAGAGGTTTGGCAAAAGGGGGGTTTTGCCTTGTCAGAATGCCTGAGAGGCTATTCTGGTGGTGTTTCCGGTTCTTTGGATACCGGGGTAGGGTTTTCCGCCTTCGGCTCTGGTCGATCATCTGGTGGCGTTTTGCCGGATACGTCTAGATTTTGACGTCCGGGTTTCGCCAGATGCGGAAGTTTTTCCGCCAATTTGCCGTTATTGGCGGGATCATTGACAAATTCAAAGAATTTGCCTGGAGAGTTTTGAAACTCGTTGCGAACCTCTGAAGGGAGTTCGCTGAATACCTGGCGGCCACGCGCCAGTGTGTTTTGCGTCTCTTCCCAATCGACGCCCGAAAAGTCTGCATAGACTGTTTCGTATTTTTGTAGATGGGACATCGTCCCTGTTTTTTGTGCTCGTTGTAGCAGTTTGTTTATATCGGCATCGTCTTTGAATGCCTGTTTTGTACGCCCATCGTCGTAGACTTTGGGCGGGATTGGATGCCTCATGCTCATTTAGAAATC